CAATATGAAAGTAGTTAAAGTTAGAAGTCCATTTATAATTGAAGTAAATGAAAGTGGACAAGATGGAAGTAAAGTAGAATTGTCTATCTGGAATGGAAGTGCTTATCCTACATCAGGAACAGGATTTTATTCTTTATCAAAAGCAATACCAAGTGCAACACAAATAAGTACTGCTTATAATGTTTCAAATTATGTTAAAGAATTTATAGATAATATTAAACCTACTTATAATGATTATCCATCATCAGAACAAAATAATGAATGGATAAAATTCCAAGTTAAAAGATATAAATTAGTTGGAAGTACTTATACGCTTTTAGATACTACTGAATATGTAGGTGTAAATGGTTTTTTAAATTATGGTGATGGTTATCAAAATCCAACTGCAACAAAATTATTATTATTATCAAATAATAATATAATTAATTACTATTGGCAAGACCCTGCAAATTATGTAGATAGAAAAATAGAGTATTTAAATCTTTTAATAGAAAAAGATACTAATACAACAACAACTGTAACTGCAGAATATGAACGTAATGATTCAGGTGTTTATTCATCAACTCAAAATATTTTAGGTGGTGTTTCAGGAATATACAATATAAAAATTCCAATCAGTTTAATTATAGTTGATGGTAATTTTATAAACGGATGTAAAGTTACAATTACTTTAACACCTGTTACAGGAAGTCCAACAGTTTATATTTTTAATACATATCCAATAGCTGAATATAAATATACAACTGTTAGATGTTCTTTTATAAATCGTTATGGTGGATGGAAAGATATAATCTTTTTTAAACAACAAACTAATAGTATTGCAGTAAAAGGAACAGATTATAAATTGATGCCTTCAGCTATAAACTACAACACATCTAAAGGACAAGTAAAATCATTTAATATAAATGGAACACAAACTATAAAATTAAATACAGGATTTGTAGATGAAAACTATTCAGAATTAATAACTGATTTATTATTAAGTGAAACTGTTTTATTGGATAATAAACCTGTAACTGTAAAAACACAAGGAAGCGATTTAAAGACAAGTTTAAAAGATAGATTGATAAACTACGAAATGGAATTTGAATACGCTTATAACCTTATAAATGATGTTGTATGATAGTAGTAGGAATATATATTAAAGATTCAGTTACATTAGAATACAATAGAGTAGAATTATTTAACGATGAAAAAATATCGGTTAATAGTTCTATACAAAATGTGAATGATATATCTAAAACTTTTACAGATTTTAGCCAAACTTTTACAGTTCCTGCATCAAAACAAAATAATAAAATATTCAGACATTGGTACGAGAATAGTAACGATAGTGGATTTAGTACATTAATAAAAGCTGATGCATATATTGAAATAGATACAATACTTTTTAGAACTGGTAAGATACAACTTGAAAGTTGCAATGTAAAAGATGGTCAACCACAAGATTATAGTATTACATTTATTGGAGCTTTAGGTAGTTTAAAAGATAAATTTAACGGTTTATATTTAAAAGATTTAACAGATACTACTTATGATTTTCTTTATACACCAACAGTAGTAAAAGATAAAGTTGTTACAACTACTACAAGTGCTGATGTTATGTTCCCTTTAATATCTTCATCAAGATATTGGAATTATGGTGCAACAGGTGCAAATGATATTAGTTTAACTACAAGTCCAATAAGATATAATGAGTTGTTTCCTGCTATAAGATTAAAGCCTGTTTTAAATATGATTGAAAATCAATTTGGAATTAACTTTGATGGTACTGCAACCGAGCCAAGCACATTCTTATCTGATGCAAGATTTACAAATGCTTATTTATATTTAAAAAATGCAGAAACATTTGAAGCGAAACAGACATTTACAAAAGTTAATTTAACTTCAACTTTTGGAGTAGACCCATCAATTACTGGGTATTCTGCTGATTTAATTAATGATAAAATAACAAATATTACTGCTCCAAATACACAGCCAGGAATTGGTATTTTTACAAATAAACAATTAAATTTTAATATAACTCCATCGGTAACAGGTGTATCTTATTCAATTAAAATAAATAAAAATGGAATATTATATTATGATAGTGGATTATTAAATTCAACTTCTGGAGTTGCATTTACAAAACAAATAGAATTTACTACAAACCGTAATGCTACTAATGATTATTATGAAATTTATATAGGAACATCTGGAACATTTACATTTACAACATCAACTGAAGCTAAATCTCAATTTTTTATTGTTTTTAATAGTCAACCAACATATACTAATAGAATAGCTTACTTTAATTCAGCATCACAAACTACACCAGCATATACTTTACAAATTAATCAATATTTTCCAGAAATAAAAATAGAAGATTTCTTTTCAGCATTACTAAAAATGTTTAATCTTACTTGTTATTCAACTGATGGAATAAATTATACAGTTGAACAATTAGAAGATTATTATGCTGCAGGAACTACAAGAGATATTACGAAATATATTAAATCAGATAACACAAATTTAAACAGAGTAAAAACATATAAGAAAATAAATTTTGAATATGAGAAAAGTGAGTCTTTAGTAAACGTAGGTTTTAATTCTGCTAATGGAATTGAGTACGGTTCTTTATTTTATAATACAACTAATGATGGAGACGAATACAACATAAAATTGCCTTTTGAAGATTTAAACTTTAGTAATTTATCAGAACTTTTACAAGTAGGATATGCTTTAAAAAGTGATGCAATTACAAAGTACATTCCAAAACCTATAATATTGTATGATTATAATCCAACTGCATTAACTACATTAACTGCTGCTGCTGATTTTTATTTTAATACAAATGTAAGTGGTGGCACATCAACATTGCATACAACTTATAAAGCATTTGGTCAAGAATATTATGATGGAACAAATACTTATGGTTTAAATTTTAATTCACAACAATCAACATTAACAAATGATATTATAAATAACAGTCTTTATTCTCAATATTACGAAAATTATTTAACTAATATATTTGATTATAAAGCAAGATTAATTAAAGTTATTGGAATATTACCAACATCATTATTAACTACTCTTAAATTGAATGATAGGCTTATTATAAGAGACAAGAGATATTTGATTAATACCTTTACAACTGATTTAACAACAGGAGAAGTTCAATTTGAATTATTAACAGATTTTAGAGAATTATGATAAAGCACATTTTAGATTTATTAGCACTTGATGAATTTTACGGACAAAGTGAACTGATTGAAATAGCTAAAGGAAAGTACCAAAGACCAACAACATTAAAACAAGGATTTAACCAAATCAAAAGAGAAATAAAATGGCTGAAAAGAAAACAATAGAGTTAGAAATAAAATCAAATTTAGGCGATGCTGAAAAATCTATTGGCGGTTTAAAATCTCAATTAAGACAGGCACAAGCTGAAGTAGCTGCATTATCTGATAAATTTGGAGCAACATCTAAAGAAGCGGTAAACGCTGCTAAAAAAGCTGCTGAATTAGCTGATAGAATTGGGGATGCAAAAGCATTAACAGAAGCATTTAATCCTGATGCTAAATTTAAAGCATTAACTGGTTCATTAGCTGGTGTTGCAGGTGGATTTAGTGCAGTTACAGGATTAATGGGTGCATTAGGTACTGAAAGTAAAGAAGTAGAAGCTGCTATTTTAAAAGTACAATCTGCAATGGCTATTGCAAGTGGATTACAAACAGTAGGAGAAAGTGTAGATCAATTTAAAATACTTGCAACTGTAATAAAAAATACATCTCTTGCACAAAAAGCATTAACTATTTATCAAACTGCTTATACTTATGTAATGGCTGCTACCACTACAGGATTAAAGTTATTAAGGGGTGCAATGATTGCTACTGGTATTGGTGCTTTAATTGTAGGAGTCGCAACATTAATAGCTAATTTTGATAAAGTAAAAGAAACTATTTTAAGAGTAATACCTGCATTGTCTTTAGTTGGAGATGGAGTTATGTTTGTTGTTCACGCAATTACTGATTTTATAGGTGCAACATCTGAAGCAGAAAGAGAAGTTGAAAGGTTATCGGCAGCAGCAGCTAAATCATTAAAAAATAATGAGCAATATTTAAAAGAACACGGAAGCCAATTAGACGAATATACAAAACAAAAAATTGCTGCTAAAAATGAATATTTAAAATTAGTAGAAGAAGATGGTGTAAATCAAAGAGCATACGCATTAGAATTAAATCGTAAACTTAAAAAAATAGATGACGATAGGTTAAAATCAAAAAAAGAAAATAAAAAAGAAGAAGTAAAAACTGTTAAAGAAACTAATAAAGAAATTAGTGCAGAAGAACAAAAAAGATTAGCTGATGAAATGCAGTCAGCAACTAATGCAATGGCTATATTAGATGAAATAGCAAAAGCAAAAGAAACACCTGCACAAAAAGAGTATAGAGAATATTTAGAAAAGAAAAAAGTTTTAGAAGCAAATAATTTAGATGCTTCTGAATTAACAAATAATTTTTTAATAAGTCAAGCAAATGCTGAATATGCTATTTATGAAGGAATATTAGCAAAGAAAAAAGAACAATCAGATAAAGAAATTGCTTTAGAACAAGCTATAAAAGAGGCTAAAAGAAATGCGTTAGATACAGGTTTGAATATATTAATGCAATTTGCAGGAAAAAACAAAGCAATAGCATTAGGTATTTTAGCAGTTCAAAAAGGATTGGCTATTGCTGATATTGTTGTTGGTTCAGCTAAATCAATTAGTGCTGCAACATCAGCTTTAGCAGCAGTTCCTGCAGTTATTGGTGTTGTTCCTAATCCTATGTATGCAGTACAAGCAGCATCAACTATAAAAGGAATTGCATTAACTAAAATAACCGCAGCTACATCCATCGCTTCTATTTTAGCTGCAAGTATAGGTCAAGCAAAAGCAATAACAGGAGGTGGTGGTTCTACTCCAAATATGGGTGGTGGTGGAGGTGGTGGTGCTTCGGCTGCTCCAGCATTTAACGTAGTAGGTGCAAGTGCAACAAACCAAATTGCACAAACAATAGCTAATCAACAACAACAACCTATAAAAACTTATGTGGTGGCTGGAGATATAAGTACTGCCCAAAGTTTAGAACGCAATATAATCCAAAGTGCAAGTATAGGGTAGTTCTATACCCCCCCCCCTAAAAAGACAATTCATTTTAGGGGGTATACCCTTTTTATTAAATTTTTTAAAAAAAAAGTAAATATATATATATAAAGAGTATAAAGGCTTATTTAGAATTAGTCTAAATAAAAATAGTGTGAAACAAAAACGTGGTTTTATTGTTATAGTATTATGAGTAAAAAAGTTTTTGAATTAGTATTAGATGAGGAGCAAGATGGTGTCTTCGCAATTAGTTTAGTAAACCAACCTGCCATACAAGAAAATTGGATCGCATTATCAAAAGAGCATAAGATTGAATTTAAAGAAATTGAATCTAAAAAGAATATATTATTAGGTGCAGTTCTTATTCCGGATATGAAGATAGACAGAATGGGAGAAGATGGAGAAATATACCAGGTATTTTTTAGTGGTGATACAATCCAAAAGACTGCATATAAATTTATGAAAAACGGTTATCAATCGGAATCTACCTTACAACACAAGTCTAAAGTTGAAGGAGTAACAGTTGTTGAAACGTGGCTTAAAGAGGATATGGTAAATGATAAAAGTGTTATGTATGGATTTGATTATCCTATTAATACTTGGATGGTTGCTATATCAATTGACAATCCGGATATAAAAGATAAAGTTAAATCAGGAGAGATCAAAGGATTTTCAATCGAAGGATTTTTTAATGAAAAATTAGAAATGTCTGAAGATGAATTATTGTATAACAAAATAAAAGATTTAATCAATGGAGTTTAAAAACACATTAAACAAAATTAAAACACTTTTATCAATTGAAGTAAAATTAGAACAAATGACTTTAGTGGACGGTATTACCGTTTTAGAAGCTGAAGCATTTGAGCCTGATTATTCAGTTGGTATAGTTACATCTGAAGGAATTGTTCCTGCTCCAATTGGAGAACACGAAACAACAGATGGAATGATTGTAGTAGTAGAGGTTGAAGGAATTATCAAAGAGGTAAAACCTGTTGAAGCTCCTGCTGAAACTGAAGAAGTAGAAGTTGAAGCATCTGCTGAAACTCCAGCTATTAAAAAAGTAGTTGATACAATTACTAAAGAAACATTTTTTGCAGAAATTAAAGTTGAGGTTGAAAAATTGGAAGCTGATAATAAAGCATTAAAAGTAGAATTAGAAGCTATTAAATTGGAATTAGCAGAAGCAGGAGCAAAAGCAATTGTAACTAATCCAGAACCAGCAGTAAATAGAGAGATGACTGCACTCGAAAAATTCAGATTAATTAAACAAAATTTAAAATAATAAAATATGGCAATTTCTTATACTTCGGTAGACATTAGAGGAAAAGCAGTAGAACCTATCCTTGAGGAAGTTTTATTTGCTAACAAAACAATCGCTGATGGGTATGTTACATTTAACACAGACATCAAAGCAGGTACAATTTTCACTGAAGCATCAGTAGCAGTAACTGCACAACTTTACACAGGTGCTGCATTATCTAATAGTGGTTCAATGACTATCACAGATAGAATCATTACACCTACTAAATTAGAGTACAAACAAACATTCTTACAAGAGTCTTTGAGAGCAGGTCGTTTTGGTCGTTCAATGAGTCCTGGTGCATTTAACATTGATAGTAACGAATTTGCTTCAACTGTATTAGCACAATATGCTCCAAACGTTTCGGAAGATGCTGAAATTCAATATTGGGGTGGTATTACTTCAGCTACAAAAACTGCAATCGCTGCTTTAACTCCAGGTACTGCACAAGGATCTATTACTGCTGCTACTCAAACTGCAGTAGCGGGTTTAACTGCCGGTCCTATTGATGGTGTATTTGCAAAAGTACTTTATGATAACTCTGCAATTGGTGGTTATATTAAAGTAGCTGGAACTACTGTAACTGCTGCAAATATTGCTTCTCAATGTGCTTTAATTTATGCTGCTATTCCTGCAGAAATATTAGCTGATACATTGTCTCCTGTTAAAATCTATGCTCCAAGAGCTTGGAAACAATTTGCAAGAATAGCTAATAATGCCGTAGGTGCTGCTCAACAAATAAACTTCTTATTTGATGGTGCTGGAAACGATGCAAAATGTTTTTACAATGGTGTAGAAATAGTATTTATTCCTGCTCCAACTAATAACTTGGCTTATGCTCAAAGACCAGCAGCAGTATCTTGGAATACTGACTTGTTAGATGACGTAAACCGTTTTGAAATCGGAAAAACTGTTAATGATGGAGATACTCAATTTGTAAGAGCTATCTATACTTTAGCTGCCAATGTTGGTCAAGCTACAAAAGGAGTTCTTTACGGAGGATAATTAATAATAAATTAGGGGATGTAAAAGTCCCCTTTTTAAAACTATAAAACTATGCCAGCAGAAGCGTTTACACTCGGCAGACTTGAGCCAACAAAATCAAGCGTAGGTGGATTAAGATCTGTTTACATTATTTCAAGTGGATATATTGCTCCTTCTACCTTTGTATATGGTACAACTACTTTATCAGATGCAATTGCGTCTAATAGTGGTGCAGCTACAATTACTGCAGTTAAGTACGATTTAAAAGGAACAAATTCATTTGACCAAACTATGACCAGTTCACGTGAAAACGGAACTACATTTTTTGAACAAAAATTAGCATTGCAACTTAAAAAATTAAGTGCAGTAAGTCATCAACAAATTAAACTTTTGGCTTATTCAAGACCACAAATGATTGTTGAAGATAACAATGGTAATTTATTCTTCGCAGGTTTAGAGCAAGGAATGGATGCTACAGGTGGAACAGTTGTTACTGGAGCTACAATGGGCGATTTATCAGGATATACTATCGATTTTGTAGGGATGGAAAAAATTGCTGCTAATTTCTTAACAGGTGCTATTACAACAGTAGTTGGTGGAACTATTACACAAGGTACTTAATTAAATTTTAAGTCTTTTTTTTAAATTACCCCTATTTTATTATAGGGGTTTTTTTTTGAAACAATATAGGGTAAAAATTGTTATTATATTATGATTAAACTATTACAATCTACATCTGCTCAACAAGTATCTTTTATTCCTCGTAATATGGAAGCATATTCCATTACGTTAAGAAATGAAAGCACACAAGCAGAAACTGTAATACTACCATCTTTTTTTAAAAATGAATATTATTTAACTGCAACTAATGTATTTACATTAGTTGAAAATCATTTTTATAATTTTATGGTTAAAGATATATCCGGAAATATAATATATTTAGATAAAATTTTCTGCACTAATCAAAATGTAGATGATTATTCAATTAATAATGGAGCATACGTAAACGCTGCTGCATCTGATACAATTTTTTATGAGTAGTAACAACCACGTTATAGAATTAAAGGCTTATAATCCTCCTAAAGCGGTTGAGAATAGGCAAGAAGATTGGGTTAAGTTTGGGGATAAAAATGATTACTATCAATTTTTGATAGATCGTTATAATAACTCTACAACTAATAACCAGGTTATTAATAATATTGTCAAATTAATTTTTGGTAAGGGATTAGATGCTAAAGATGCCGGAGCAAAACCAAATGAATATGCACAGATGAAAATGCTTTTTAGTAAAGATACTACTAAAAAAGCAGTAACTGATATGTATTTATTAGGTCAATGTGCATTACAAGTTATTTATGCTAAAAATAAAAAGACTATTGTAGATGTTCAGCATATGCCGGTCCATTTATTAAGACCTCAAAAATGCAATAAAGAAGGAATAATAGAGAATTATTACTATTCAGATAATTGGGCAAATTTAAGAGATTTTCCTCCTACATTAATACCATCTTTTGGCAATGGAGATAGAACATTAGAGGTATTAATGATTGGTAATTATACAATTGGACAAAAATATTTCAGTAGTGTTTCATACATTGGAGGTCTTGGATACGCAAAGCTTGAGGAGGATGTGCAGGAGTACTTAATTTCATTAGTTGAAACAGGATTCACACCATTAAAAATAATTAACTTTAACAATGGTATTCCAACAGAGGACCAGCAAAGAACTATTAACGATTCAGTAGTTAGCCAAACTACCGGAGCAAGTGGTAAAAAATTAATTGTCTCATTTAATTCAGATGAAAGCAAAAAAACTACTATTGATTCAGTTGGATTAGATAATGCAGCAAATCAATATGGGTATTTAAGTGATGAGGCAAGGTCTAAAATAATGTTATCTCACGGAGTAACTTCTGGATTACTATTTGGTATTCCTTCTGCAAATGGATTTAGTTCTAATGCAGACGAATTAAAGACCGCATTTATATTATTTGATAATAATGTAGTAATACCTAACCAGGAGCAATTTTGTGATGGTATAGATAAGATTTTAGCTTATAATGGTATAAGTTTAGATTTAACATTTAAACCTTTAAAATCTCTTGATGATTCAACTGAAGCTTCTGCAAGTGCAGAATCAAACAAAGTTGTAATAGCAGTTAATGCGATGAGTCCTTTGGTTGCAAATAAAGTTTTAGAATCAATGACTCCTGATGAAATTAGAAACTTAATTGGATTACCACCTACTGCAGGTGGTTCTACTTTAGATATTACTACTCCAACACAAATGAGTTCAATAGAAATAGATCCAACTGATTTTTCAAGTGATTTAGATTTAAATGAATGGGAGTTAGTAGATAGTATGCAAGTTGATTATGAAAATGAAGATGAAAATGATAAATTAATTGATAAAGCAAATAATCCAAGTTTATTATCTAAAATTAAACATTTAGCAAGTACAGGTTCAGCATATCCAAGGCGAGATTCAGAACAAGATACAACATTATTTAAAACAAGATATAGATTTACAGGAGGTGGACCAGGAGAAAGAGAATTTTGCAAAAAAATGATAAATGCAAATAAGTTATATCGTAAAGAGGATATAATTGCAATGGGAGATTTACCTGTTAATAAAGGATTTGGATTAGATGGTGCTGATACCTATTCAATTTGGTTATGGAAAGGTGGTGGATTAATGAGTGAAAAATATCCAAACGGAACTTGTAAGCATTTTTGGGTACGTGAAACGTATAGAAGAAAAGGAACAGATATATTATCACCATTAGCAAGAAAAGTAACCCCATCTGAATCAAGAAAAGCAGGAGAGATATTACCAACAAATGATCCGAGAGTGTACAAAGCACCTCACGATATGAGATAACTATGGCAAAAGCACTTTTTATAACTGATAAGGAATTGAAACAAATGACTGTTTTAAACGGAAATATTGATCCGGATAAGACAAAACAATTTGTAATAATAGCACAAGATACGCATATTTTCAGCTATTTAGGTTCAAGATTATACGAAAAGATTAATAACGATATTGTTACCGGTTCTTTAAGTGGTAATTACTTAACTTTATTAAATGATTATATAAAACCTATGACAATACAATGGTCAATGGTGGAGATATTACCGTTTATTTCTTATACAATTGCTAATAATGGAGTCTATAAAAGAAATTCAGAGAATAGTACAGGAGTAGAAAAGTCAGAAGTTGATTATTTAGTTGAGAAACAAAGACAAATAGCACAAAATTATACTCAAAAATTCATTGATTATATGATTGTAAACTACACTTTGTTCCCAGAATACTATTTAGCACAAACAGGAGATCAAATTCCGTTTATGAGTGCTAACTTTGGAGGTTGGTTTTTGCCACAAACAACAAGTTTTCCCGATAATGCATCGGGAGATTTTAGATATAAAAACGATTAAGATATGGCTTTAGACTTTACACACATAAAAGGGGATACATTTGAATTGGTAAATTTTCAAATGCTCGTTAATTCAGTAGCTTTAAACTTAACCGGATGCACATTAAGAATGCAGTTAAGAAAAGAATATGGAGGAATTGTATATTTATCTTTAACATCGGTTGCAAATGCAGGGATAACTATAACAACTGCTGCAAGTGGCTTATTTAAGATTAATAAGCAAATAATTAATATTGATGCTAATACTTATATTTATGACATTGAACTTATAAAAGCTGATGGTACTGTTAAAACCTATGTAAGTGGAAATTTTTATGTAACTAATGATGTAACCCGATAAAATGGCAAACGATATAATAGATATTAATATTTACGAAACAGTAGAAACGGTTGCAATAACTGTAAATCCAAATTTAACTACTGTAAATATAAATCAAGCAACTCCTGTAGGTGTTAATGCTCAAAATTTACAATCAGTTACAGATATTGGTTCAATTACTGATAATTCAATAGAGGCTAATTCATTTATAAAATCAAGTGGTACCGGATCTCAATTTTTAATGGCTGATGGTACAAC